GCTAAGGTAACAAAGAAGACAGCTTTTGATATTAAGGAAGCGAGTAATCAAAAATTAACGGCAAGTGCAAGAAACAACTATGCGAAAAACGCACAGGCAGCTATGAAAAATACTAAAAAAAAATAAGACATGCCAAATTTAAAACTTCAGGTAAGTAGAGCATTAAGTGTTATACCTTCAGATAATACAAATATCCCAATGCCTAATGTTATTGTAACTAGTACAGCGACAACAACAACTGCAAATAAACTTGTAGACTCAACAAAGAATTTTTCTAGTAGTGGAGTAAATCCATTAAATGTTCAAGTTGGAGACATTGTATATAACACTACATCTTCAACAGCAGCAATTGTTACAAATGTAGACAGTGCTACGCAGTTAACTTTAAACGCAAATATAATGATATCAGCAGATGCTTACACATTATATTCAGGTACAAATACTACCGGTTCAGTTGAGCCATGTGTATTATATATTGGTGTAGGAGGAAATTTAGATATTACTACTGCAGGTGGTGATGTTGTGAGTTTATTTAGTGTTCCTTCAGGGTCTTTCTTTCCAATTCAAGTAATAAAAGTAAGTGATACGTCAACTGCTCAAAATATTGTAGCCCTTTGGTAGATGATTCAGATAGGCATAAACATAGCTATAAAAGGAATTAGTAGTTCATTAGTTTCAACAATTGTTAATGATTTTGAAACAAGGGTATTAGCTGATGGGGGCGTATTTGAAGCTAAACCTTGTTTAATAACTCAATTGACATTTTTAAATAATATACCATCCTCTCCAATTCCGCCTGTACCACCATTAAGTCCACCTGTTAATACTGTACCGCCTAACATTACAGGAACTGCTGTAGTACTTAATACACTTACTACTGATGATGGTTCTTGGATAAACAGTCCTACTAGCTACTCTTACCAATGGAAGAGGGGGGCTACTAATATTGGTCATAATGTTAATTCTTACATTTTAGTGGCTGCGGATGCAGGTCAATCTATTACCTGTGTAGTGACAGCTACGAATGGAGCAGGTTCAACACCTGAAACATCTAATGCTGTTCAAATACAAAATTTCTTTACTACAGAATGGACTACTACAGCTTCAAGTGAAACTATAGAGTTGCCTTATGGTAGTGGAGGTAGTTACTCAGGTACTATAGATTGGGGAGATGGTAATACAGATGCTAATAGTTATACAAATAGAACACATACTTATGCTACAGCAGGCACTTATACAGTAGTGATAAGTGGGAATGTTGTTGAATGGAATTTTGGTAATTTCTTTGGCTCAACTTATATAACATCAGTGGTACATTGGGGACAGTTACAATTAGGAACAAATGCAGGATTATATTTTGGAGACTGCCCTAACTTAGATTTATCCTCAGTATCTGATGTTCTTGACTTGACAGGGATGACTGATTTAAATTATATGTTTGGAGGTTGCACATCTCTTGGTGACATCAATAGAATTGATGAGTGGAATACTTCAGGTGTTACAGTTATGGCTAGTATGTTTCAATTTTGCAACCAAATTAATTTCAATATAGGGACTTGGAATGTAGCAGCTGTTACAAACTTTATAGACTTTATGGCTGATGCTACACCTACATTCTCTACTGCTAACTTAGATGCTATCTATAATGGATGGAGTACACAAGCAGTACAGAGTAATTGTGTTATAAGTTTTGGCACAGCTGAATATACTACAGCAGGAGGACAAGCAGGTAAAAATATATTAATATCAGTAAGTAATTGGACAATAACAGATGGAGGAGGAATATGAGATACTTTATAGTTTACAACAATGACAAAATAGTATTCCATTATGGAACGCTAACTGAAAAACAATTCTTATCTACAGGTCTTGACAATACATTTATTACTGAAGACAAGCAGGAGTTTGTTAAGAAGTTAAAGGATGACTTTGATACTGAAATCAAAAAAAATAAATCAATATGAGTTTATTAGATACTGCAAGTTTAATAATAACGCCTAATGGATATAAAGAAGGCACGTTATATTCAGTTATCCCAAACACAACGTTAGGAGATATGACTGTTGTAAGAGCTACAACTGCTACAAGGGTAAATAGTGCGGGGCTTATTGAGGTTATTCCATGGAATTTGGCGGATAATTCTAATAGTTTTGGTAATTTGGTTGGAATTACCAATACAACGGGACAACAAGGACCATTTACTGCAACAAGTGGTAATTTATTAACTCCAATTGGTAGTGGTGAACACTATTCAAATACTCTTGCATTAACGGTTGTTGTTGGAAATACTTATACTTATTCGGCTTACGCCAAATTTGTGCAAGGTGTGCAATTTGTTTTGCGTACAGTTTTTTCAAATGGTGACGAAGATATTTCAACTATATGGGATTTAAGTACGGGGGTATTAGTAGCCAATGCAGCAAACCACACAACCCCCACAATTACAAATGTTGGAAATGGTTGGTATAGATGTTCAATTACTTATACACCTTCGATAGTTCCATCTTTTCCTTTGTTATTTCGTATTCAAATGGCAGTTGGTGGTTCATTATTTTTTACCGCTTCAAGTGGTCAAGGATTTTTGGCATATGGAGCACAAATCAATAATGGGGCATTAGCAACCTATTTCCCCACTACCAACCGCCTAAATGTTCCAAGACTTGACTACTCAAATGGTAGCTGTCCAAGTTTGTTGGTAGAGCCGCAGAGGACTAATTTAGTTTTATATAGTGAGCAGTTTGATAATGCAGATTGGAATAATTATGCTTTAAATGTTACTGTAACAGCAAATACTACAATATCACCTGATGGTACACAAAATGCAGATACTGTTGCATTCGGTGCATTCGGTTTTTTATACCAATCTTTTGCAATTATAGGTTTAGCAAGTGCAACATTTTCTATTTATGCCAAAACTGCTACTCAAATAATTGTTTTTGGTGGAGCAACTCCTTTAGGTACAGATATTTATACAACTATAAATGTTGGAAATGGTTGGTTTAGACAAATTTTAACAAGAACTTTTACAGGTGGTGGCACAGGAACTTTACAAATATTGCCTTTTGGAAATAATGTAACTGCTTTTTTATGGGGTTGCCAAGTAGAAGCAGGTTCATACCCAACCTCCTACATCCCTACAACCTCAGCAGCAGTAACTCGTAATGCTGATGCGATTAGTAAGACAGGTATTAGTAGTTTGATAGGGCAGACGCAGGGGACAATTTTTGCGGATGCCTACCTAACAGGCACAGATACAAGTAACGGCTCTATATTAATTGCTACTGACAAAGCGAGTTCAGGTGCTATAATTAGAATAATTTACGCTAATGGAGTTGCACTTCGTTTTGATGTTTATGATGGTTCGTCTTTTCAATGCTTAATAAGTGCAGGGGCTTACAATGTGGGAGATAGAGTAAAGGTAGCAGGTGCATATAAAAACAATGATTTTGTTATGTATGTAAATGGAACACAAATAGGAACTGATGTAAGTGGAACTGTACCCGCAACTAATAAAGCAAATATAAATACTTCAATTTATGGTGATACAAATGGTAGCAGAATCAACTCCGCAATCCTATTCCCAACTCGCCTAACAAACGCAGAACTTGCCTCACTAACAACTATATAAGATGAACATATATAAACTTAAATACAAGAACAAAGAAACTGCAATGAAAGACCTACTAAAAAAGGGGGTATATGTAGAGACTACTTTCAATAAGGTTACATCCTTAGCATACGGTACAGGTATTCACGCAGTAGTAGAGATAGGTCAGATAATGCTAACTCCTCCCGTAATGGAAGGAATGGAAGTAATCACCGAGCCTATTTACGCAGATGGTTATCACTACGATGTAATGAGTGAGCAAGAAATTAACTTTGGAAGTAACGCAATAGAAGTAAACAACCCAAAGCACGAGTTTGCAGGACATAGTAAAGTAAATATAAAATCTTTAATTTTACCAAATGAAATCTAATTTATTAGCAAGTTTATATTTTATATCGGGTTATATAACCTCGTTATTTATGATGTACCAAGGTAAAGAATACTACATTGTTTTTGGTGGTATAACATTATTTTTTTATTTAACATTTAGCTTAACTGAAGCTCTTGAAGAACTAGACTTATGAAAACACAACTATCTTTATTAATACTATCTATAAAATCAGAACTATTGACACTTATCTCTATATGCCTTGCATTTTTTATACCAATAAGTGGGATTTTAATAATGATAGGAGTACTAATAGCTATTGATACTTTTACGGGGATTTGGAAAGCTAATAAGTTAGAAAATAAAATAACTAGTAGAAAACTATCAGCTATTATTAGTAAGTTGGCACTCTATGAAGTAACTGTTATAATGTTCTTTTTAATAGATAGATTCATACTCAATGATATCATTCTTACTTTTTTTAGTGTACCATTTATGCTTACTAAAGTAGTGGCATTGGTATTGTCATCTATAGAGGTGATGTCTATCAATGAGAACTACAAAGTAGTCAAAGGGATAGACCTATGGCAGTCAATGAAGTTACTATTTGCAAGAGCTAAGGATATCAAGGACGATATAAACAAAATCAAATGACAACACAACAGGTAACAAAAAAATATGGTGCAGCTAATATCACGGGAGCAGGTTACTTAGTTAAGATTAAGTTACCATATCCTATGCGTATAGCTTGGGACTTAGACAGTTCAGTAAATACCATGATGTGTCATAAGTTAGTGGCTGATAATTTCATAGCTGTATTTAATGAGCTTCTATCTACCTATGGCTATGATAAGATTAAGGAATTAGGTATAGATTTATTTGGTGGATGTTTTAACTACAGGAAGATGAGGGGTGGAAATGCTTTGTCTATGCATTCATACGGTTTGGCCGTCGATCTAGACCCTGCAAGAAATCTACTTAAAGAATCATCAAAGACTGCAAGATTTGCTAGACCTGAATACAAGCAGATGATAGATATTTTTTACAAGCATGGCTTTATATCTTTAGGGGTAGAAAAGAACTACGATTTTATGCATTTTGAAATAAAAGAATAATGGCTAAGATAAAATTAGAGACAACAAAAAAGGTTAAGCCTAAAGTTAAGCGTGCAAATGTTCATGCTAAGAGCAAGACTTCTAAGTTGAAGTCAAGTAAAAATTATAAGAAAACTTATTCAAAACAAGGAAAATGAGAAATGATTTAGCAGGCACAAAGACAGGAAAGTCAAAGACAGCGAAGTATTATCAAGAACATCCTGAAGCAAGAAAAAAAAAGGTGAAGTATGACATGAATTATCATGACACTGAAGAGCGTAGAAAATACCGAAGAGATTTAGAGCGTACTAATAGAAAAAATGGTACAAGCGGAAACCACGATGGAATTGATAATGCGCATGTTTCTAAAA